ATCGGGGAAGCCGTTGTAGTAGGCGCGGAAAATAGCAAGGGCGGACTCCTTGTTGGCAACGGCTAGCATGATTTTATGTTCATCGAACTTGCCGGTAACCGGCTCGTAGGAATCAACGATGAAGATTAACCCGAGCAGCTCGCTCCCAACGAAGCAGTCCATCTGGTCTCCGCGCTCGGCGGAATCGGTGCGCCGGATGTAACCGTAGGCGGCGGGCAGCCGCGCGCCGTAGCGCACGTCGCCGCGCTCGTGCTCGATCACGATGTTGAACCCCATTACCTTGCGGTCGCCAAGCATGGAGTCCTTGGCCTTCGTCTTCTTATCCTTGCCGCCGCCCGTTTCTTCCTGCGTCGGTGTCGGATTCTCCAGCTCGCGCTGCTGCGCCTCCAGGGCCAATGCTTCTGCTGCGCCCGGCAGCGGCATGGTCTCGGCCTCCTCGATCTCCTCGTCGGTGATGTTGGTGAATATGCCGGTGATGCGGGAGGACTGGCGCAGCTCCTTCACCGCCGCCGCCTTGCTGATGATTCCCGCCTGATCCGCCGCCACGACCGCCGTGGTAACCTGCCCCGCCAGCGCCGCCTTCTCGTTGTCGTTCATGATCCACAGCGGCTTGAACTCCAACTTGAAGCTGTCGTCCAGCTTCACGCCCTCGCTGGCGGCAATTGCGCGGTATATCTTGGTCACCGGCACAAGTAAGTGGCGCTCCTGCTGCTGCTTGATGCCGTCGTAGTAAATCCGCATGTCGCTCTCGCCGGTGGCGTTAAGGCCAGCGGGCGACTGGCCGAACAATCTTACCAACGGAATCTGCAGCGCGCCGGATAACTGCTGGCCGAACTGCAGGATGCAGTCGCTTAACCCCGCAAACGCCCCGTGCACCTGCCCCATGAAATCGTCCTCGCCGTCGAGCAGCGTGATGCCTTCGATCGACTGGAAGCGCCGCATCATCTCGACGTACTTGATGAGCGCGGCCTCGCCCGGACCGCCCGCCGACAGGATTTCGCGCATCCCCTTGATCTTGTAGGTGCGCAGGTATGCCTTGAACACTAATTGGGCAGCGCCCGTAGTCGCGGAGTCGAACGCCACCATGCGGTCATACAGGCGCTCGAACACGCTTATGCTCCACATGTTCTCCATCACGCGCTGCCAGTAGGGGAGGCGCACGCCCTCCATGCGCAGGCATCGGGAGTGGTGAATGGTCATGCGGCTCAGCGCGGGGGCGTCGGCGCGAACGATGTAGTAGCGCGGGACGCCGGGGCGCACGCCCTTGGCGGCCTCCGACATGGGAACAAGATCGTTGAGGCTCGGCTCCACCATCCAGCGATCAAGCGTCACCAGCCCCTGAAACTGCCCCTTGCCGATGGTGTCGAGGCGCAACGGCGTCTTCGGGTCCTGGCCCTTGATGAGCATCACGCATATCGCCCCGCCGTAGAGCCGCGCCCACTTCACCGTATCGTTGATGTCCTCCCAGATGCCGTACTCGGTGGCGGCGGACTCCAGGTTCTCCAGGTCCTGCGGGTCCATGTCGCCGCGAATGTCGACGCCCTGCTTCGTCATGTCGTCCGCGACCACGTCGATGGCGATGCCGCCGAGCCACGAGCCGCGGTGGATCCACTCCAGCAGTGTGCGGACGCGGGTGATCGGGTTGAAGCCGTACGTCCCGCCGGAGGACAGATTGTCGGTGCCAATGCCGAGCTTGGCGGCGAAGTTCTGGTAGGAGTCCGCGGTCTTGACGCTCTTGGCTGCTTGCTCGCGCAGCCTGGCGTCCTCCGCCTTGGCGCGCTTCGCTACGGACTCGATGGACTTGCGGGACATTTACTCTTTCGACAGCTTGATGCCGTGCTTCTCCATGTGCGACTGGGCGTGGGCCTCGCTCTTGTGGAGCGTGGCAGAGTGGAACTGGCCGTTGTGGTGGACCGTCAGCTGCACCACGCGCGGGTCCGAGTGAGGAGGGTTGGGTGGGCTGATGCTCCCGGTCAGCCCGCTGGCCTTGTCCATCGCGTTCGCGCTCGTCGGCGACGACTGCGCCATGCCCGCGTGGTTGTTGCCGCCGTAGAACTCGCCGTTCAATTTGTTCACGTCGGCGATAGACTTATCAGTAGCATCAGCTTTATCCTGCGTCTGCTGCCCATGGAATTCCCGGTTGGCTGCGTTCACCTGCGCCAGCGTGCGCGTGTCCGCTGCCCGTGCAAAGTCGCTCATGTAATCATCCTCCGTTGCCTTCCGGCCCGTTCCCGCTCCATTAAAACGCCCAGCGCCATGCCGTAGTTCATGCCCAGCGCCAGCACGTCAACCGGCCCCAGCCCCTGGGCGTACGCTTCTTGCGCCGCCTCGCTGAGCAGGTGCCTCACCGCGCCCGATGACTGAATCTCCTGCATCAGGCTGATGAACAGCTCCCCGCGCTCCGCGCCGAACTTATTATCCACGTAGGCGCGGGTCACGCCGTCGACGTCGTGTGAGCACTTTGCCATTTGCTTACCAGTTCCTTTTCTACGAGCCGCGATTCATCAGAGCGGTCGCGCGGCGCCATGGCGCGCAGGCAGAGAAGCAGACGCCGCTCCAGCTTCGCCACCGCAAGGCGCTTTTCCATTAATTCCGCAGCATTGATGCTCCCAGACTGGAAGTCTGGGATTCTTAGACTAGACATGGAATTGGTTCTCCTATCTTGGCGTCTGAAGGGCACATCCTGCCCAATATGACTTGTGCCGCCGCAGTGTCTCGATGCAGAACAAGCCCGCATTCTGAGCACTCATGCTTCCTTTGCGACAGCGACTTTTTCTTTACAGTTCCACATGCTGGGCACGTCTGACTCGTCTTCTTGCAGTCCACTCCGATTAGTTGGCGACCAGCACTTTCAGCCTTGTACGCCAACATCCCGAAGAACGTTCCCCAACTTGCATCGTTGACTTGCTTGGCGAGGATTCCACCAGCGAGTCCTTTGACATTTAGATTCTCGATCACGATTGTTCCGTACTTTTTGACGAGAGCAGTTGTCTGCTTGTGCAGGAAATCACTTCTGCGATTTGCAATCCGCTCATGAGCCTTCTGCAACAGAACGACAGCCTTACGTCTCCTGTGTGAACCTTTCTTACGCCGTGCAACACGACGCTGTGCAACTCGTAACTCTGCTTGCCCGCATTCGTAGTGCCGTGGGTTTGGAATCATCGTGCCGTCTGACAGGGCAGCGAAGTTCTCGATGCCTACGTCTATTCCGACTGCTGCATCTGAGACAGGCAATGGAGCAGCAGGAACTTCGACTGCAAAGCAGGCATACCATCCCGAAACTGTCTGCTTAACTGTTAGAGACTTGACGACAGCATCCTCAGGCAACTCTCTACTCAGTCTGACCTTGACGTTTCCAATCTTTGAGAGTTGCAGGTACTTTCCAGACAGAGAGAAGCCAGTGTTGTTGAACTGGAAACTGTGGTATCGTTTCCGACTCTTGAATCTCGGGAACCCTGCACCCAACTCCCACATTCTCTCGAACGAACGCTGAAGTTTCTTGACGACGTTCTGTAGGACGTGGACGTGAACCTGCTTGTACTCGGGGAATCCTGCCTTGAGTTCCGTGAGTTCTCTGCACTGAACAGTCCAGTGGGTTCTCTGGTATTTCCGCTGTTCGAGTGCCATGTTCCAAATTTCTCGGCAGGTATCCAACGTCTTTTGAAGAGCAAGACGCTGCGTACGATTCGGGTTGAGTTTGTACTTGAACGTTTTCAGCATCGTTGCTCCTTTCTTTGTGGTGGCTCACTTACCCAACTTAAAAAGTTGGGCTTGCGTTCGTTCAGCAGTCATCACGCGAACGCCTTTATCCAGGTCGCGACATTGCCGCTTCCCGTGATCATCGGCTGGCACCCATAGCGCAGCGAGTCCCAGAAGTGGTTGTGCTTGTCCACGGCCTCGGCGAGCACGTCGCCCGTGAGCCGGTCTGTCTTGTAGCTGTAGAGCCGGGCCTCCTGCGCGGCGTTGCGGCAGCGCGGATGAATGACGATCTTTTCGAACTTCCGCAGGAAGGCGATGCCGTCCTCGATCGAGCCGCTCCATTTCTCCGCCGCCTCGACGGCCAGCCCGCTCGTGCGCGACAGGTAGGAGATGGTCTCCGGGCGGGCGTTGTCAGCCCGGACGACGCGCCCGTCCGAGGCGACCTCGGGGATGTCCTTCCTCCATTGCGCACCGATGGCGTCGAGCTCCAGGCCGACGTGGTAGGACTCCTTCTCCACGTATAAAATCCTGGCTTTGGAGTCGACCCAGAACCTGACGAGCACCGTCGGGTCCTGCGCGAACCCCCAGTCCGCGCCGTAGTACGGCCCGTCCCACATGGGGTTGTCTGGGCCGCGCTCGGCTGGGTTCGGCACGTCGAACGACTCGACGGCGTATTTATCCCTGAAAATCTGAGAGGAGCTGTTCTTGCGGCACTGACCGCCCCACACGTGCGCCGCAGCGTCGGGGTCGACGCGGTAGAGGTAGTCCTTCTCGCGGCGCAGCTCGTCGGGGAACCAGGGGTTTTGGTGCCAGTTGACCTCGGCCACGAAGGCATCTGGCGGCGGGCTGACGACGAAGCGCTGGTAGGTTGGGTCGTTCTCCTCGTCCGGGTTGAACGACACCCAGATTTCCGACCTGTCCTTCCGGATGGTGGGGATGAGGATCTGCCAGCTGTTGGCGCTGACCTTTTCAGCCTCCTCGACCCAGGCCACATCGATGCCCTCGGCGGACTTGATCGTCGTGGGATTGGTCTTGACGCCGTAAAAGATGAATTCGCTGCCAGAGTCACCGGCGAATCCGCTTTCGGGGTCGGCGGGGTAGGGCTTCCTGTAAATCCCGGCCTGCTGGATTTCGAAGTACGCGGAGAGGCCGAGCAGCTCGATCTGGTCGGACAGAAGCCGGTGGACGCTCTCGGCGATGG